TGGAAGAAAGCATTTGATAATGGTGCTGGTATAACAGATGTAGGCGGCTCTACTCCAGGCCTTACAGGCAGCAAAGCACCTGGGCTCGAGGAGTATTTCTCCCAGACCTCTGCATCTATTGATCCTTCCTCATACATCCACCTTAAACTTGATCCTAATGAAGCATTATGTACCATGATCTGATGGGATTTGTTTATCTCTCTCTGCTTTCCAATAAGTGGCGATACAGCTGACATTGGATAAGGAGTGCCTGTCCATTTATAGTGAAATGGAATAAGTGGATAGTCTTTTATAGTATCTGGCAATACCTTTTCATACAATAGCTTATCGCCTGCAACGCAAGTCTGCTTTATTCTATCATTAAAGAACCTAACAGCATCTACTATATTCTTCTGTATCTGAGGATCTTTTATAAGTATCTTATATTCTTTCTCTGTAACTATTTTATTCTCGATCTTGGAAGCTTCAGATTGTAACTCACTCATGTATTCTTGCTCTGCAGATTGTAACTGCTGCTGCATCATTTCCTGAGCCTTCTTCATTTCAAGTTCATACCTCTCTGGTATCATCTCACCCTTTTGTACAGCTTCCTGCATCTTCTTTTCTTGCTCTAACAATTCCACTTGCATCTCAGCAGCCATTTCTTTCATCTTTACTTCTACCTGCTTCTTGATTTGTTCAAGTTGCTGAGGGTTTGGTGGTATTCTATAGAAGACACTCATATATGGCATCTTAATCTTTTCATACACTTCAAAAAACTCTATAAGCTCATCCTGCTCTCCTATAGCAGTAAGAGCATCATCCCCATCTGTGTCATCATTATAGGTGAATAGCTTTTGGCTTGCATCATTGGTAGGCCTCTGTGAATATGTTCTACTCCACTGGTCATCGCTACTAGCATTTGCTATCTTTCTTTTTGCATCAGGAAATAGTTTGATAAGATGGTTTTTAGGTAGGACCTTTCTTACCATTATATAAGCAGCATCTCTAAATAGCATATCTCTACTCTTAGGATCTATAAATATGTCAAATGGTTCAGGCTGTTGAACTACAACCTCTCCAAGGCCATTGTCTGCATCTTGATTAACTGATATTAACAGATAACCTATAGACTTTGTGATACAGTCATTAATAGCATTAGCATATAAAGTAGCGCCATTTGAGTTATGCCATACATAGTCAGATAGATCAGAATATACAGCAGCAACAGCAGAATCACTTCCCTCTACCCCTATAGCTTGCCATCTAGGGTTATTGGCTGTAGCATAGAAGTTTAACATCTCTACTACAGGCAGTATCCTATTAATAGTAAATGTAGGCATACCCTGTTCTTCTAAGCTTGCTTTATCAGCCTGGCTAATTTGATCATCATGAGCAAACTCATAACCCATCTGGTTAATCTTTTGCCACTGAGTTCTAGTGGTATTGCTACACATATTGTATAACTGTCTTACTTGATCTGCTTTTTTATTCTTTGCCATTTTTTATTCCTTATGCTGTGACCCAATTCTTAGCTTGTGGTTTCTTCTTATAATAGTTACCCTTCTTATCTTGACTAAGATCCTTAGAAGGATAGCCATACTTACATGCATAAGCTAAAGCGTCAATAGTATCATCATGGCCCATTCTAGGACCAAAAGTTATAATTTCTCTTTGAAGGTCAAACATATCTTTCTTAAGGTGTACCGCACCCACTGAAAATCTTTGCGCAAGTATTTCTTGTATCCTGTCACGCTTCGACATTCTATTACCTGGTTTTTCAGCAGCGTACTTAACCGTGAAATCGTTACGCCTACGCATTTCTGCCATAAGCGCTTGAAAAATCGGCCTAGACATCGTAGTCTCTTCGATTGTAAAAAGGGAAGGGTGATAGATGTTATTAAGCTCAAAGATGTGATCAACGATTCCTTTTTTATGATCTCCTGGTATCCCGAGAACAGGCAAGCTGCGCTTGCGTACATAGTTAAGCACATATATATTATTATCAGGGCACACACCAATAGTAAGTAGAACGCTGAAGTCACTATCCCTACGAGCAGAATCAGTAGCGGGGTCAACACCCGTAAAAATATTGACTGGCTTAACGTCACCATCTGTTGTATGTATATAAGATATCCCTGTTTCATTTTCATGTATAAAATCTCCCTCCCAGTACTTAATATGATCTCTGGTGAAGATTGCATCCTCAGTACTTTGAACTTCCATCATATACTCTTGATAGAACTTCTGCGGTTGTCCAGAGTCAGTATAAAATTTCTTCTTTCTCTCCATCTCCTTATGGCCAAACCAATCAGGCCATATAGGTTGTCCATCAGATTGTATAGCTTTATGTGTAATCACTTTCCAGCTGAAATCCGAGCCTTCAGATTTCGCCCTATCATGGTTAACCAGGATGTTATTAATGAAGCTATCAAAGTGAACGGGAGTACCATTAATCCTAAGGCGACCAGTGCCAGGTTCAAGAGCAGGAAACACAACAGCCGTAACAAGGTTCGAGATTTTAGCTCTAGACTCAGGCGTAACGGTATTATTCTCATCCTCAAAATCGTCCAGCACAATGAGATCGTATCTCTTGTGTAGTTTAGCGCCACCTCGTATCCCTGACAAGTTCGACTTACTAATAAGCTTGGTACCATTTTTAAGTTCAATATCATCTTCTGTCCATTTTCTCCCTTTTAAATCACCGAAATAATACCGCAACTTTTCGTTATATTCCAAGTGATATTTTATATAGTCTAAGTTAGGAACACTAATCTTGCTAGATGCAGCGACCCAACCATAAAATAGTGGTTCTGTAGTAAAGCAAAAATCATGCAGTATGCTACACTTAGTGAGTACAGTCTTGCCATGGCCACGGGGTAGTATGACCGCAAGTTGTCTAACTGAAAGGTCATTAACGACATCTGCCACCTGATAATGAAAGAAAGGCGTTTCAGAGCGCATAAAATCATCTGGAAGAAATAACTTACCATAGGCTATAATGTCCTCCCTTGCAAGTTTGAGCTCTTCTTCTGCTTGTGATACATTTCTAGTATTAATGTTTGCCATACTTTAAATCCATATACATATCCTCAGTAACCTTTTCAGCTTTGGTAAGCCACTTTTTATCTAGCCCACCAGGTATACCAATGTTTGTACTGCCCCTATCAAACACTGGCTTAAGTCGAGATAATTCTGACTGAGGTATCTCAAACTTTAGAATATAATTAGAGTTATCACTAATGTCGTCCACTTGGGACGCTCCCCACTCCATAGCCTCTTTTTTGCTCTTACTCCCCCATATAGTTCCTTCTGGAAGATCATATCTAGATGTACCAGGATTAAAGCGTGAGTACTTACCTCCAACAAATTTTCCATCCTTAACCATCGCTTCCCCTGTGTCCAATACCGATTCACCTACCTTCTTTCTTGCCGGATGCCAATTGGTACCCCTATATATAGCAACTATCTCATCACCGGCTTTTTTTGCTGCCTTTATAGCTCTCTTTGCTGAAACTGCCTGCCCAATAAATGGGATCATAGCTGTAAGAGATAAAGCTGCATTGCCAAACTCCCCTTCTGCAGCATATAATAACGCATCTGCAGCATCTGCCAGATTCCCTAGAACAGGGGTAAAGCCAGCAGCCATCAAGGTGTTGTGTAAATCCTCACTCTTCAATCTTGACTTACTACCATTTAGCGATACTGCAGTCTTATCAGCTGTAGCATGCTGCATCATAGCAAAAGCATTAGCATCAATTTTTTCCATTATGCAAAGGTGTTGTCTTCATTTATCATTTGTTGTAGTGCATAATCTTGTGGTTTAACTTTCTTACCATAAGCATTTAATGCCTTTGCAAAATCTTCTACCCTAGTAGGTGTTTCATCATACCAATCACTTTTTCCACCAGAGCTATTCTCCTTTATTTGCTTCACAGCCTCTATATAGTCCCCATCCTTAATGGCTTTCCATGCCTTGGGGAACTTAGTCTTCTTTGTGCCCCAGGATCTTCCTAGCTGATAGTTTACAGATGCTAAGGCTTCAATCATACCCTGGTCTGAAATGCCAGCTTCCTTTGCTTGAGCTAATCCAGCATTATATGCCACGCTAGAGTCCATTTCCAACCATAGAGCTAGCTGCTCCTTATCTATAGTAGTACCTACAGGATACTTTTTTATCTCCTCAGCTGTTAAAAGATGTCCTACACCTACAGTGGGTCTATTGGAAGTATCTAAGTACACCTCAGACTTATAACCTTCTCTCTCCCTTAAGTGGTCCATAAATTCTTTAGTCGGGGTTGCCATCTTCTATCTCCCTTGGCCTTTCTACTTCTTCTAAGGCATCTGGTTGGAATCCTTGAAATAATGCTCCTGTAACCTGGGTTACCTTAGTTGAAGTTTTATCTTCAAGGTCTAATATATCACTTAATTTAAAAAGCGCCCTTAAGCGCACATCTTCTTTCTCAGCTGTTTTAGATACGTTATGGATATCCTTGAGAACAGTCTCATTGTCTATACCTAGTTTTTCTAATACTGGTTTTAATTCTTCTTTCACTTGTTTTGTTATCCTCTCCAGCCTCATAAGGGCTGTTGCTTTTTCCCTAGCATACCAAGCCTGATTTGTAGGAAATGCCTTCATGTACGAATCTTGTAATGACATTCCCGAAACCAAGTATTGTATAAAAAGGGTTTCATGCTTACTGTTTGTGGTCCGGTCCAAAAGAGCGTCCTTGGCTCTACGTCCACCGAAGGAATATATATTGTCCCTCCGTGAAGTATCCATTTTAACGCTTCCAAGCACAGGGAATGACCCAGTGCAAGTACCCACGTACTCTTTGACCTTGTTCCTAGTAAGCATCTTCCCTTTGCGTAGGATCTGGATAACGCTTCCATCATCAGCAATCACCCAATCACCTATCGCTGCTTTGCGCCAATCATCTAAGAATGACACATTGCTAGGTACCTCATCGATTTCATCATAGACAGTATGTAACTGTCCGTTAACTTTGTACTCTCTCATATCCCCTCGTTATAACCTCTCCTTACTCCTCACTTCGTGACTCGCTTAACAGTCGAGGTAATAACTGTTGATTAAAATTAATTACTCGGCTTGCCGAAGGCGAGTCGAGATAGAGTTCTTTATGCTTTAGCCTTATCTTTAACCTTTCTTAATATATCTAAAGTTGTTGACATTTCATATTTGTCATCTGCTATAGCTTGAAAGTAATCAACCTCCTTTTGAACTTCATCAACACTCTCTTCGATATACTCTATCTCTTCTGTGTTGTCATCAAAAACAATAGTTAAGTTATAAACCCTCATGCAACCTCCTTTATATTAAGCATAGTTACTAGTAGTAGTTTACTAGGTCTTATAGATATGATGCAAGTTTTTTTTTCAGCTCTAAGTAGCTGTTTTTACAGTACTTAAGAAATACCGACCAGCGAGTCGGAATCTGGGAAGCAGATCCTAAACGCTTTTGCAGGTGTTTCTGCAATTTACCTACATCCTTACGCATTGTTACATACTCTTGTAATAGTGCAGATACATCGTAAATAGCTCTCTGTTGGTTATCTACTTGCAGCTCTAACTGTTGGATATAGTCTGCTAACTGGTTGTATGTAAGTTTCTTTTTCATCTTTCTTTTCATCTTTTCCCCAAAATATATGCTTATGGTCTACATCGCAATATACGGGACATTTATAGTTACGATCAAGCTTTTTTCCATATTCGCTTATTACTACGTAAAGAATGAAGAGAACGACTTTCCCCGTGTCATTGCCCACACTCCTATGTTCAGGATAGATATCACTAAAAGGAATAGCGAACCCCCATCCATATAATAATATAAGCCCCATAACCCAACAAAGAGGTTTAACCATCTCATCATAGACCATTTTTCATTCTTGGTCATCTCTTTCTAATATTGGTAGTGACGTTCGTACTATCTTCTCTAATACATCTATTTCATCCTTAAGTAGCTTATTTTCCAGGCACTTATTGTAATATAGCGCTATATAGTCCATTAATAGTCCTTCTCTATACTTTGACCTTGTTTATTCCTTAGATACTCTTCCAAGCTATTGAACTCCAGCTCTAAAGCTTCTAAGAAGGGATCTTGTACTGGGGATTCCCAATAACCTCCATCAGGAAAGGCCAATATAATGTTATCCTCCTTACCTACCTCCTTTATAACGAGAAAAATATACCCATTCTGACAATATGAATATCCCCTACTCATATCCAGTGTGATAACTGCTCCTGGATTAGCCTCATCGGTGGAAACTTTGTTCCAAATGTTTATCTCTTTATCGTTAGTCTGGGGGGTAGATAGGAGGAGACTTGCTAGTGTTATACCAGCAATACCTGATACAATAGCTGTCATAAATCTATTCATGGTATCTCCTAAGTGTATGTAAATATACGACTTATATACGTATATGTCAAGTGATTTCTGTCACAAAAGGCAAAAGCTTTCAAAATTATAGCATTTGTTTGCTTGGTGTTTCCTACTATAGGGTACCCTTATAAAGGGTTTTTCACTATCGTTTTTACGTTATTTTTAGTTTTATTTTTTCTAGTTAGTTTTCCCTATAATTAAATGGAGATAGAAACATGACAATATATTCTGAAGACCTTATTGATGAAAGGGCAGCCAGTGATGTATTAGAAGAGGTGTTAGATTATGCAACAGATGCACTGACTGAGATTAAGTTCTCTCTCAAGCGTAAGAAGTTGTTAGTCGCCAAGAAGAACCTCAACCGAATCGTAGCGAAATGCCAACGTAAACAGTGGAAGCTGATTACGAAGAAAGTCACCTCTGATATCCAGCGTATCAGGGATGCTGCAGATGAGGCGGAGGGCCTTGATGGCATATTCTTCTAAGGGTAGTTTCTTACCCTTTTACTGTTACACTTTGTTCTGCTGGTATGTGAGATATATATAAGACATACCACAGACAGTCCTCCTGAGCATGGAGGCAAAAAGGCTCAAGATTTGTCTTCCTAAAGACACTAAACTATAGATTGCGCTAAGTTACCTACAAGTATCTTAGACCGGTGAAACAATCCTATTGTAGTAGGAACGTTGACTAAGGGAAGCAATACAATCAGCTATTAGACCCGAAAGGTAACTACCTAAGTAAAATATGGTAGCAGCTTACTGTCTGGTTCAAGTCAGACCTGATTAAATATTTACCCCTGTGGTTCACGGGATAACTTCTTAACACTGAAATATGTGGTCTAAAATACAGATATGAAGTAGAACAAGACATCATCCTCTTTGAGTTTAGGCTCATTAGGTATGGAATTAATTGATATCAACAGTAATGTGCCAGCATTGCTACATGGTCATTATGGTACTACACTCGGATATAAGGGACAACCCATCCTTCTTGGAGCATCCTTATACATTGACTGAGTTCGACTCTCAGTATGACCACATGAGTTAAGAATTGGGCTGCTTATGGTCCAACTGTCTCCTAAAGACACTAAACTATAGGTTATCAAAGTCGATTATGGGACTGAAATGTAAAAATGCAAAGAAGCCCTTTCTGGTTATACAGGTAACTAGATATAGTGGTGAGCTGTCATAACTTTGCCAAATACCTGTGTAATGTAAACTCTTGTAAGAGAGGATGAAGTTACAAGGCTTGGGTTTAGTCTCCCACCGACAAGTAGTGGAGACCGTGTAAGACCTCCTATGGCACACGACAAGTACGTTAAAGCTTGTCAAAATTTTATAACCATACAATATGGTTAATAGTTACTATCCATAAGTGGTCAACTATCGTAAGATAAGTCACACTGGATTCTAACTGATATGTAGCAAGGAGGGATTGAGCCCATTACTCACCCTCCACTAAATTAAATAAGCACCCTTTGTTAGTTGACAGTAGCTCTGTCTGGAGAAAACTAAGCTTGTATTTCGCGCCTCCTAAGTAAGTTAGAGGAAGGGTTCGTCCCACGTTAGCAATGATTGTAGGTGAGAAACTACATATGCGCGGTAAACTGCTTATAATCCTGTGGTTGCATATTCCCGATAATATGTCAGTCGTGGTTAAACTATTGGCACCATGCAGGAGCCCAGAGATGGATAATAACATCGAGCCAATACATATTTATATTTGCTAGCGATGTATGACTATATATCTATAGTTATACCCTAGGTATGTAGTACCGGGGAACTCTGATCAGGGGAGCTAGCAATAATTTGAGAGAGTAAAGGAAGGGTCAAGCTATTAAAGCCCTCGGTTGTTGGAGACGAGCCCAACACTTATATTACTAGTTAATATATGAGGCGTAATTCTATGCCATTTAACAATGGTTCAGTCATAGGAGAAAGGCAACTGGCATGAGCGTAAGCAACAAGGTCTGAAACAGTAGTCACTGCGTGAAATACCTAAAGTGTGGCGACGATAGGAATAGATATTGACGACTCTCTCACTAAATTCACACTAAAATAGAGGCTATAATGACCAATGAAGTAAAAGAATTAAAAGATAAGGTCAAAGTTTTGAGTAAAATGATAAATACTCAATTAAATACTATCGAAGAACAACAAAAAGTAATAATGAAATATCAAACTAAATTTAGAATCATACATGATACTTCAGAACTTTAAGGAGGTCTAAATGATAGACAGACTGTATGAATGGTTGTTCTCTGAAGAAGAGAGAGCACCAATAGGTTTTATCCCATTATTCTTCCTAATGATAATAGTAAGTTCTATTATATGCTTATTTATATTGTCAGTAAGTAGAGCAATAATGTGGATATAAAAGAAGTAACCCCAATGAAAGCAGTATGGTATGGTTTCAAGTTCTCCTTGATATTATACCTACTCCTTTGGGTAATAGAAATCGTAGAAATAACATATAAATGGTTATGGAGGTTATAATGCAATATAATAACTATGTACTATCTACCAAAGGCATGCTAATTGCCTGGTATAGAAGTCAGTTAAAAAAATTCTTAAAGCTTGGCATTGGTAAGATCACTGAAAATAATGTGGTAGTAGGTGATAAACTACTAAGTGCTACAAGAAAAAGAATAATACAGCTAGGTGGTAAAGCTGCTCTTCACCCTGATTGGGGTCTAGTAAAGGAGAGAAAACCATCAAAGAACCCTAGTGCTGTTAGAGTTAGAAAATTTAGAGATAGACAAGCTAAACTAAAGGAGAGTGGTCATGAGCACATTACAACAACTGTTAAACCTAGAAGCAAAAGTAATAGCGCTTTTAGACATGAAAGGGATAAAGCATAATGTATTTGATTTTCAAGAGACGTGTAATCCTGGGGATAGACGGTTTTATAAGAGACCGAGACCTAGGTACTCAGATTAGAATTTGGTGTTTTGGGCTAAACATGTGGTGGGCCTTTGGAGATGGCGACAAAACTGGCAATGGTTTCGAAATCTACTTAGGCTTTCCAAACTTTTACAAAATAATATAAAGGATAATAACATGGATGAGATAAGTCATAAGACTTTACCGTGGGAAATGTGGTTCTCAACACTACTAATGTTTCACAATGCTTTCGTTAGGCATCTAAATATAATAAAAGAGTTAATAGAAGAGATGGAAAAAACTAATCCTGTACTTGCTAAACTAATGGAAGCTATGCAAGTTGCACTATTAGAGGAAGCCTCTCAACCTGCTATGATAACACAGGCTATATCATTTTCACTAGATGAGAATGATGCAGAGTCTTTAAAGAAGAAACATCCTGAAGACCATAGATTATATTTACAGGGCTTGATTGATAACTTTACTGAAATCGAAGCCACTATAAAGGATATGCCTAAGACTGAAGGTGATGCATTTATGAAGAAATTTCATATGAAGGCAGTAAATGTATGAGAAATAAACATAAGTTAATAGAAGAGCTATCTACTCCACCACATCTTGAAAGAGAGATGTTTAGAGAGATGGCTAGGTTAAAGAAACAAGTTAAACTAATAAAACAAATACTGGAGGGAAAAAAAGATGAGAATCATTGTGATAGCAATAATGATACTAGTGATCGGGTGTGATAGTGCTGAAGGGGGAGGAGAAACTACTCCGAAGATAACCAACACTGTTGTAACACCTAATACCTTAGAAGGTTATAAGTACCCTAAAGATGCAGAATGGACATATGTTGAACTCAATCTCGATGATATGTCATTCGAAGATGCTTTTGAGATACAATACCGAGCTCATGGTGAAGGTCATACATTCTGGTGGAAGGGTAGTGAATATACTACCAACCTACAAGGGAGTATCATAGTAGCTAGTCAATGGGTCAGAAACTCTGATGACATAGACGATAACTGCTACTCTAATGAATGGGATATTTGTGGACAATGCGATGGACAAGGCATGATCACTTGGTACAGAGATGTCGATGGTGATGGTCTGGGAGATGCTAGCCACAAGGTCCTTGATTGTAATTATCCGAGTGTGGATAGCGAGTAGTTGACCACTTCTCACAAAAGAGAGATGCCTGCTTTATTATTAAATTAGTACGGCAGGCTATCTTACTAATACTAATAACAATAACCAAAGAAGAAGGAGACAGCAATGTCAACAAATGTAATAACAATAGAAAAGAATGTACCTCGACCTCGTTTAAGATACGATAAAGGTCTTAAGTATGCATTTCTAAGTACTCTGGATATAGGCGATAGTTTTGTGATTAATGGTAACATGCCTGATTATAGTCCTCGATGTTCTTCAACTTTATATGCAGAAGCTAAAGATCGCAATATTAAGATTTCTATAAGAACAGAAGCTGGACCTGCAAGTAAACCTCGAAGAATACGAGTATGGAGAGTACAATAACTGGAGGATAGCAATGAAGACTATCAAAACATTAACAAAGAATTCTCAGCATTGGAAACAAGTACCCATAGGTACACTTTTACGGGTAAGGGATGAAGATGCTAGGAAGGTAGTAGAAAAGCATGAAGCCGAGTATGTACCAAAGGCTGAATGGAAAAAGTTACGTGACAATGAAACAATAACAAAGGAGGCATAAATGCCTAATATTAAAGTACTTAGTGGGGGTGGATTCCCCGAACGAGAAGTCAACAGCGCTAATGTAGGTGCATTGCGAGAAGAGCTAGATATAGCTGCAAATGCAACCGTAGCTGTCAATGGACGTGGAGTTACTGATAACTATGAACTGCAAGATGGTGACATTGTAGCAGCAGTTAGCAGCAACAAAACAGGTGGATTAGAAACACTTAACTTTAAGGTACGCTTTACCATTACACTTGAACCAATAGTGTAGGTAATATCCTAAAAGTTAGGGTACATAAATAACCAGACATGGGGATGAGTGGTCAATGCTCTTGAGAAACTTCGCAATGCAAGCTAAAAGAATTGTCATCATCCCCTATGTCTATCATTGGAGATAAAACTATGAACATGAAAGACTTAGAAGGACACATGGTTCCCTTAAAAGATTTTGTAGTTGACTTAAAACAGTTAGTAGACAATATCCATATAGGTCCACAAGGAGATCTATTACGATCACTAGAAAGTTATAACAATACTTATGGTACTAATTTACAGTTAAATAGACAGTTTAACTTTAAACCTGGTGCTTATAATGATATAAAGAAAGCTTATGGTAGGAATGTCTTACGTTGGGATATGAAACCCAGGGGTTTACATTCTATTTTTGATAGGATAGGCAGGTTTCAATGGAGATATCGTCACTTTAAACAACAAACTCTTGAACTAGAGATGCAGATAAGAAATATCAAAACACTTGGTATAGGTTGGCAAGATAATACTGAAGACCTAGAAGAGGAGTATGGTAAACTGTTAGAACGCATAGATAAAGAAATTGCAACTATTAATAAGCTTTATCCTGATGTTACTATAGAGCCATACGTTGCAGGTATGACTAGAACTACTAACTCAAGAGGGTATAATGGTAATGGTTCTTCAGGCTATCTTAATGTAGTAGATGTAGATAGTCCTACCTCTGTTAACTTTATGCTTATCTTTAAAACAATTTTTACCAATGAGACAATGTTTGTACAACAGATATGTTTTGATGATGAAGGAAGTACTAAAGTGAAAGAAGACCTTATACCTACAAACAATGTACTTATGGTATATACAGGTGTTCATTTATTCACTTTATTAGCCAATCTATGGAAAAGAGATGGTGATGTTATAGCTAATAGAAATGGATTAAGCTTTGCTATTGGTTGTTTATTCTTTGATAACATGCTTCTAAATAGACATCCATATATAGGTGAAACTCATGATAAGTATAAAATGGAACTAGATGGTATAGATGACTTTCATTTCCAACATATATGTAGAGGTAACATGAGTGGTGAACTGTCTAGTACTTTGTTAAATATGCAGCTATCAGCTCATATTACACACATTAAGACATGGTTATATACTTATTATATACCTCAAACTAATCCTTTAGCCAACTTTAGGATGTTAAAAAGTATGGGAAATAATGAACATGTTAGTAACATACAACCAAGTGATAATGATAATTATTATACTTGTGGTAACTTAAATAGTGTTGGTGATTGTAAATTTCTACAATATTTACATAATGCATTAGCAGGCTATAGTCAAACTTCATCTAGAAGTAGAAACTCTTATCCACGTACAGTGCAAGAAGAAAGGCAAGTACAATATATTAATCATGTTAAAATAGAAGACTTTCCTTGTGTTGAATGTACATTTCAGGATGATTGCTATGCTTATGATGTTATGAAACAGATATATGGAGATGATGAGATGTTACCAGAAACAGAAGCTATACTTGGTAACAATCTTGAATTTTCTACTTTGTTTGAGACAATTGGTGATATAAGACAGGCTGCAGAAGGAGTTGAAGTTAATAGATATCCAGAGGTTTATATAGAAGATATGAAGCAGTTTCAATTTTACCGGACAGTAGATAAGACTTATAATCTCTATTTATGGCAAAGATTGGCAGACTTAGCATTTGCATCTGAGTATGAAAAATATGGAGATAATGATGACTTTGATGTTTTGGAGACTACTCAGTTTATCATTCATACTATGGGTAGATATCACAATGCTATGAACCTTGAACTGGTACACAAAAGGATATTTGAGAATATCAAAAAGTATAACATTACTAGGAAATTCATACTTGATACATTAGACGGAGTTTCACTTAATGGTGCTAAAAATAGACAGGAAGCACGCATAGAGGAAAGGGGAGAAGAAGTTTCAGACAATCCTCCTTCTTCTGTAGATGATGTATTTCCTACAAGAACTACAGCAGATGTTCTTCGAGGTTTCACACTTGATGAAGGATTTCAAGATACAGTAGGATCTGGGGATAACCTTCCTCGTAATGAAGTTGAAGATGATGATGATTTGACTCATGAACAAAGAGTATTAAGGTGGGCCACACAAATGGGAGGTGGTACACAGAATCTTTAGAATTGGGGAGGGCGCTTACGCTAGGTGCTACTTAAGTTGGCATGGGACGGCCTAGTTAGCTCTCCCCCTTCCTATGGTCTATTCTTGTACCAAGAGCGAACAAGAAGGTTTAGCGGGCGAGTGAAACGGATAATCACCGCCAGGTTCATATCCTGGAGATAGCAGGTTCGACTCCTGTGCCCGCAACAATAAATTAACAAAAATGATAACTTACTATATTTAGAATGAGAAAAATAAAGTGTATTAAATGTGATAAAGTGGTACTAGAACTAAACAAAGGCAGGATTAAACCATTCTATGCCACCTGTACTGATTGTTATAATCAGAAAACCGAACTGCCAAAGGGAATGACAGATATATTTGGCGGATTTGATCAGGGTTGACAAATGCCAATATCAACCTTCTAGAGTTGACAATTCCGTCTATACAGTGACAACACTGCGTCCACCAAGACGTATGTTAGGGTGCTTATGCTTACGAGTATAAGGCATTAACAGGTGGGTGATGTGGCTATAGACGGAATTGTAATTGCACAGGTCGGTACTTTGTACCAATAGCAAGTGATAGCAAGGATTACTTCAAATGTCCACTTGTCTAAATGGCTTCATGCCTATAACAAATGCTCACTTACTAATGTAAGTTGATGAAAGAACCTCGTTACATAAACGAGAGATGTGGGGGTGACAGACCACATCCTTGCTAAAAACTAATAGTAATTAACGACAGTTTATAAGGAGAAAGAAAATGATTATTCAAACAACACATAACAGTTATATAAATGTTGCAAGTATTAAACACATAAAAGATTATAGAAATGAATATAGAGTATATATTGAAGATGGATACTATTATGAACTATCTAAAAAGAATACTGGACATGACCATTTTCCAAAAGCAAAACTTGTAAAACTTTGGTTAGAAGAATTGGGGCAGAGTGATTGTCTTGTTACGACAGACAGTACAAAACTTGAAGGAGAATTAACTTCATTTGCCCTAAAATTCAAGGAGAAAGAGAATGACAAGAAATCTTAAAAACCAACTGTTTGAAATAGCAGTTATAAAAAATTACTGTGATATTTATAGCAGTTACGAAATAACAGAAAATGCCATAAATCAAGTTTTACAAGATCTGTGGGAGATTTTTCCAAAAAGAAAGAAACAATAAAGGAGAAAGAATGAAAGTAGAAATTAAAATGTTCACATTAAGGCAAAGATTAGCAATATGGATTGGTTTATGGATGATTAATATCTTAGAACCTTGGGAATACTCCCATCAGCAGAATGAATATATTGAGCCAATCAAAGCATTATTAAAGGAGAAAGAATGAAATTTATGGGTAGATATGCAAGTTAGCTAAAGCAGACAGTCTGTAAAACTGTCCTCTTAGGAGTTCGTTGGTGCAAATCCATCTCTACCCACAATAACAAAGGAGAAAGAATAATGAAAAACATAGAAAAACTAAACATTGAACTTGAAGATATGCAAGAAAAATATTCTAAACTTTCAGCATTTCTTGATTCAGGAGAATATGCAACTCTACCAACAAGAGAAAAGCATCTTTTGGAGATACAGATAAGGGCTATGGGTACATATATTATTGCCTTACAGTTAAGATTGGAGAAAGAATGGTGAAGAAAATAGAAGAACTTGAATCAGGTACAGTTATTGTAGTCTGGAATGGAAAAGGGCTTTTATCAGATACATTGAAAGAGGCTATTAATAGTTTAAATACTTCAATTATAGAGTTAAAGGAGAAAGAATGAAATTCCTTTGCCCACATTGTAATAATATATTTGTAAGAGATATGAGGCTAAAAGAAAGTAAAATCCTTATGTTTAAAAGAGGTTATTTAAGTCGCTGTGATACAACAGGAAAAAAAGCATATTGCAAACCAATAAAGGAGAAAGAATGGGTACAACATTTGGAGTTGATATAGACGATGAAGATAGACTCCTCACAGATGAAACATTGAAGGAGTTTGGGTTTAGGAAATCTTTTGACACAGTTAATAGGTACGAATTAACTATCAATGGAGTTGAATTATATTCTTATGTCGGTGGAACTGAAGTAGAGGTAGATATTGAATTTGTGCCAAGTACATATTCGTACAAAACAGTTGGCTCTGTAAAAATGCTGATTTTAGCGTTGAAAGGAGATGAATGATGGATAAAACAAGAAATAAAGGAGAAATAAAATGAAAGAATATTGTATAGGCAGACCAATAGAGGGAGTAAGCCTCAATGGTAATGAATATTTGTTGGATGACGATGGAGAGGTTTTAAGATTTGAAAGCACGGATGCTTGTCTTGACTTTATCAAAAAGAACATCACTGAAAACGAACCTGAAGATTTTATGTGGGAATTTAATAAAAAGGAGATGCTATGAGAATGTTTGGAAGAAGATACCATTTATGGGAAGCAGGAAGTAATAAAACAACCAAAGAACACGTCAAGAAACTGTCAAGTAGAATAGACAGATTAGAGACAATAGTGTCAGAACTTACCCACGAATGTGGGTATGTAGTAGCAATAGAGGATTTCGATACAGAATATTGCTCATTAAAGAAAGTGAGTAAGAAATGAGCCACAAAAAGAAAGCAAATGAGCCACAAATAGAAACTTGTGATATATGTGGAGATTGTGGGACAAAACTTGGTACTCCACACGAATTTCCAGTTACATACTGGAATGGTAAGTGTGATTATTGCGAGAGAAGGGGTACTGTAACATCAGTTAGAGATTTTAATTATCCTGATTATAAGGATATGACAAATGCTTGGGATAAGCCACTTGATTGTATCCCACAATTAGACCATAAGTGCGAAGAAGAAGGTGCCCAAGATAGATTTGTAAAACCTTACTGTGCTAAAATGAATTGTGGGCAACTTGCTGTTGCCCGAATTAAGAATGCATGGTGGTGTGAGGAACACTTTCATGATGGTCGTAAGCTATTAGGCGCAATTGCTGACGTTGACAAAATGGTAGAAGATGAACGTATTGTTGACACCAACAAAACGATACAAGCCCAAGATGAAGCCCAAGATAGGGCTAAAGATGAACATATAATGGTTTACTGTGTTAATATTGGTTGTAGAGAAATTGCCACAAGCCGAAGAAACAATATGTGGTGGTGTGATGAACATTATAGAACATGCCATAAAATAGAGTGCGAAGAAGAAGGTGATGGTTCTTTATCTTTACATATTCCAGATGACTTAGTACAGAAGATTGTACAGGCATTTATAGAGAATGCTTTATATGAAATGGTAAGGGAAAATAAAGAACAAAAAAACGATTAACTAAAGGAGATGAAATGTTTTATATACAAAATAATGCATGGAATAAGATAATAGGCTACTCTGAACACGCTTATGAAACTGAAAAGAGCGAGATAGGTGGTATGTCTGTTGTTGTTAAAGACAAAGATGGTGATTGGGAGATAAAGAAACCAGTCATTCTAAAACAGGAAATATCGACAGGTAACACAGTATTAGATAAGGATGCATTAGCTAACTATTATACTAAGACAGCTAAAATAATGGGTGATGAAGAGTATAGATTTTGCTGGTGGCATAGTCATCACACTATGAAGGCTTTCTGGTCTTCTACTGACCTAAAAGCTATAGATGAGTTTAATGAAGGGGACTTTTCTTTTGCTTTGGTAGTAAATCTGAAGGAAGAATACAAATTTAGGGTTTCTGTATGGGAGCCATTTGAAGTACATTCAGATGAAGAGCTTACTATTTATGGCAAAACTAAAGTAACCAAAGCTATAAAGAAAGAAGTAGAAGCTCTTTGTACTAAAGAGAAACCTTTTACATATACTAGACCAACACATATGTACAATGGTAGTATGAAAAAGTCTACTACCTATGCTGATGGTTGGCCAGAATATGATAATCAAAGAAGACTTCCTTTAGGTGAGGCTATGCTAACAAAAAAGCCTAAACATGTCAATGAAGTAATAGAGGATGTAGATGAGCTTAATACTGATCTTATAGCTGGTACTATTAGCTATCCTTTATACAAGGAAGGTATAGAAAAGCTGAATGAGGAACTTAAGAAAGAAGATTCTTTATATCAGGTAAGATTACTTCCTGAAAATCAAAAGGAAAAGTTATTACACTTATTTCCATATAAGTTTGTAGAGTATAAAACCTCTGGTATGAATATATATGGAAGTTATAATGATGATCCTCTTGATGACTGGTGGGATGATGATATGTACGAAGGAATGGTGTATTAATGAGTATTACAGCTAGATCAGAAGGTCTCTTTGAAGGGACTGGTCAATATACATTCCATATACTTGGCTGCGGAGCTATTGGGAGTTCCGCAGCAACACAACTGGTTAGAATGGGGGCTATGAGCTTTCATCTGTATGATCGTGACAAAGTAGAAGATGTCAATATTGGTGTATCACAGTATACACAAAGCGATATTGATAAATATAAAACGCAAGCATTAAAGGGGCACTTGCTTAGCATTGAACCTAACTGTATAGTAGATGAACATACAGGAGAATTTGATGAGTTCTACTTTCAAGATCAGAAGGATATAGTAATCATTGGGTTTGATTCCATGGGATCGCGATTGGAGGCGGTCACAACTATATGCTCTAACCCTACTACAAAACCAGAATGCATCATAGATGGAAGGATGGGTGCTGAACACTATCAACAATACTTTATAAGTAAACCAACGCTTAAGAAGTATCAAAAGGTGTGGTACTCAGATGCAGAAGGAGATGAAGAACCATGCAATGCTAAAGCTACAAGTTACTGCGCAAATATGAGTGGTAGTTTTATAGCTAATGCTGTACGCAAGTTTATAACAAACTCACCTTTTAATGGTGACTTCAGCTTCCACTTTCCAACTATGATGATACAGAAAATATAACCGGAAGGCAGAAAAAGCTTTGCGGTTAGACACTACTATGTGTATATTTACACGTAGGATGTCAATCCATAAACGATTAATAGGGGGCTATTTCAGTCCCTTGTTAATCTTAACAATAAAGGAGAGAATACACATGAAAACTCTAATGTTCGACCTAGAACATGGGTCTCAAACTCTCGGCTCTAAAGAATATATCCATAAACAGTTTGGTTTTCCAGTGTTACAACCTGGTACTTGGGATCAGTTCCAAAATACTATCAGTAAATTGTATCAACAAAAGACTGTAACTGAAAAGATTATGTTAGGTGATCTTGAGATAGATGAAAAGCGTACAGAAGTAGTATTAAGAAATGGTACTCAAATAGATGCTTTAATCTTGGATACATTTTCAGAACTGTCTAAGAAGTATATGAGACAGCTATCTGATAAAGATGGCAAAATGAAGTTGCAAGGCTGGGGTCAGCTTAAGAATAAGTTAGACGGAGCTTTAGACTTCATTAGTAAGATTCCTGGCGTAGTTGTATGTAACTGTCACTCTAAAGTACAGACTATGGACGATGGTAATAAAGTAATACCATACATAGATGGTAGTAGCAAAGATGATATCAGTAAATGGTTCGACTTTGTATTCTATACACAAGCTGTAATAGAGGATGATGGTTTACACTATAAGTGGGTAACCACTCGTAGTGAGAAATATGACCATGCCAAGGATAGAACAGGTCTATTAGAACCACTTATAGAACAAGATTATCAATTAGTTATCAACGCAGCTAGAGAGAAAGGTTTCTCAGGAGCTAAGATACTAATAATAGGTTCTCCTGGTTCTGGTAAGACCTATAGTTTGCAAACACTAGTAAATGGAGATCGAAATGAGAACACTAACAGTAAGAAAAAGTAGTGGTGTTGACTACACTCGTGGTTGGCATGCACTAACAGTTTCTAAGGCTACATATGGTGATTGGGAAGGCAAAAAATACTTAGATGTATTCTTTGATGACTATCCTGATAACTTTAATATGAGAGTCTATGAACAAAAAGGTAAAGATGGAGAGGAGTTCGCTATAGGACAAGTTTTTCGCTTTGCTAATGCTGGCATTACTGATGGGCTAGACGGTCCTGATGGTAATGTAGTTGTGAAAATAGATGACGATACTAAGCATCTAAAGGGGCAAACTCTTAATGTATACTTTTACCCAGATGGCGACTACACAAGAGCTTTAAAGCAAGTAGCACCAACTGAGTTTGAGAATATCATTGAGAAGTTCACAGAGAATGATGTTAACTATTGGAAGAGGAGAGCAGAACAGTATTATACTGAGTATGTTGCTAAGGATGATGCTCCAACTCCCTCAGCTAATGGTACAACAACTGAAACTGCTGATATACCCTTCTAGGAGGCGTTAGGGGAGTTCGACGACTAAAACCCTACATCCGTTAATAAAGGCTCAGTACTCACCTCGGGCGAAAGCACAATGGTTGACGAACGTCATAATAAGCATGGGTCTCCCCTACACTTTTAACAACATAACATTGGAGAGAAAATGATACAATGTAATAGAGGCTGTGATGCCACAGGCTTACACTGGAGAACACCAGACGGGCAGTTTAAACTGTTTGACTCTGATAACTTAGTACACATATGTAATGATGGTGAAGTAGCAGACACTGATATTAGAACCAGAGTTACTGATAAACTGTTGAAAACATTACACTTAAGTGATGTTGATCAGATACCTTGTGTAGAAAATGATCCAGTACCACCTGCAAAAAAACAAATAAGTATGTTAAAGACAAAGCCTAAGAATGGCTACTTTACCATAACTTCAACCGCAACTGGAATAGCGCTTACTGGAGATGATAAGAGCAATCCTATCTATCTACCTAAAATATCAGTTAAAGAACTGGCTAAAGCACTATTTGACTTCTTTTAAGGAGAAAAATGATTAGAGAGTTTGCATTTGGACTAGGTAGAAGACACTATTTTGAGGATTCATCAAGTATGGGTAAGTATATGAACCTTGATAGTGATACCTTTATGTCTTTATATGAGTATGATGAAGATGTAAAAGACTACTTTGCCAAAAACAAAAAACTAGCTGGTTATGATGGGAAAGCATATATACCTGAAGAGTTTATTCTGGATGTTGATGGGGCGAATCCAGAAGATGCTCAACAAAAGAGTATAGGTTTAAAGATATTATTAGATGACCTAGGAATACCATTTAAAGCTTTCTTTAGTGGTACAGGCTTTCATTTTCATATACCAAGCTCAGCTTTTACGTATATTCCTCATAAGAACTTACATATAAAGCTAAAAACAGTACTCAAAGAACATGGTATATTTGAATATGCTGATCCTTCAGTAACAGACAAACTCAGACTAATAAGAGTACCTAATACGAAGAATACTAAAAGTGGATGTTATAAAGTGCAGCTCGCGAATGGTATGCTTGAAGCTCAAGTAGATGATATTATGAGCTATGCTAAGCAACCGCATGAGCTAGATGATCTAGTATTGGAATGTATAGCACCTGTATTTGATATAACTATAACAGAAAAGGATAAGAAAACTATTAAGACAGGCATTGTCAGTCAAGGTAGATCATCTGATCCTCAGTTATATCCCTGTATTAGTAGTATGTTAGAGTCTGCACCGTATGGAAAGCGTCATACTACGTCGCTTAGACTTGCTTCATGGTTTCGATGGAGATATCCTGAAAGTATAGTTAGAACCATTATGGAGACATGGAGACAAGGTGTTACTGGTAAAGATGATACCATGCCTAAAATAGAGATGGATGGTATTGTTACTAACTGTTATGAAGGTCATAATGGAGAGGGCTATAGATATGGATGTAGTGATATTATTATGGATGAACACTGTAAGAATACATGTCGTTTATACAGAAATAAGAAGAGTCAGACACTTATGGATTCTTCAGACATGGAAAATGTACTGATAGATTTCTATAAATCTGATGTCACACCTATTGATATAGGATCTCTTTATGGTGAGTACTTTCCTATATATCCAGGAGAGGTAGTGATACTACAAGCACCACCTAAAAGTATGAAAACTATGCTATTGCAGAATTGGATGACAGCCTTTAAAGTACCGACATTCTTCTTGGAAATGGAAATGTCTCCAAGACAAATATGGTCTAGGTTTGTCATGATAGAAAATGGTTGGTCAGAAGGCGATCTAAGAAAGCACTATAGTAGCTTTCAAAATGGTCAAGATAAAAGTTTTCAGTGGCTTACAACCAATTTCTCTGCTATACCTGCAGCTGATCTGGAAAAGACAGTTATGACACTGCCTACAAAACCAAGAATAGTGGTAGTAGATCATATGGGACTATTTCAGAGTAACTTAAAGGATCCAAATATGCAGGTAGAAGAAGCATCACAAGCAATGATGCAATTAGCAGTTAAACACAACCTTATAGTATTTGCAGTTAGTGAGATAAGTAAGTCTGCTATGAGTGAAGGGATGGGCATAGCTTCATCCAAAGGTTCATTCAGGACAGCTTATAATGCTAACAAAATATTATCTCTTATACCTAGAAAATCTAGAGTTAAAGGCGAATTAGAGTATCTTAACTTAAGATGTGAAGCCAATAGAGAGAGAGAACACATCAATGTACAACTTAAGGTTGATAACGTAAGGATAATACTAAATGAAAACGAGCACGATGAGAGATCTGACAGAGGACATACTACACCAAGTGAAGGAAATGCGCGATAGAGGGCAGGAAGAATATGCTCACGACGAAGATAATGTATTTGCTAACTTTGATAGAGTAAGTAATCTGTTAGAGGTAGATAGAAAGAAGGTACTTATGACTTATATGTTGAAGCACATTGATGGGATTTCTGCTTATATTAAAGGTCATGAGTCACAAAGAGAGGACGTAACAGGTCGAATTACAGACTGTATAGTGTATTTAATGCTACTATGGGGGATGATAGAAGATGATTCTATATCTAGGAAAGAAAGTAATCCATCAATGCACCGTATGTGGGACAGACTACAAGGTGAAGACGGAAGCGTACATCATGGTTCCAGGGGCGTGTTGGCTGACGGGATACAATCTGAAGGTGATATGCCTGAAGTGCGCGAAGAGGGAGCTGGGGTCGAAGAACATAACGAAGAAGTTGGAGAACCTACGTGAGAACCCAATATCACTTCCAGAAGAACTCGGCATACGATAAA